TTAGTATAAGATTGCCTGCCGACACTGAACCACCGGTTACATGTAGGCCAGTGGCTCCTGTTGCCCCTTGAGGAATATTAAAATTAAGAATTGCCGCGCTAACATTTCCAGAATTTACTACGCTAGCATTACCAGTTGTTACATTTCCGATAGCAATAGTAGCTGCAAGACCAGTGGCACCAACAACCATGCCTACATTTAAGGTTGATGAATCAGATCTAGTTAGTATAAGATTGCCTGCCGACACTGAACCACCGGTTACATGTAGGCCAGTGGCTCCTGTAGCTCCTGTAGCTCCTAATACACCTGTGCTTACAAATGACCAACTACTATAGCTACCAGTCCCGCTAGCATAATCAGCATTAAGAATTAGTGTATTTCCGATAAAACTAGTTATAACACCTTCGATGAAATTAGGCCCAGACCCAACTACTCTAATTCGATTATTTGCTACGAAAGCCGTTTGATAGTCAAACAAATTAGTATTAAAAGTTTTTACACCAGGTGTAATATTGTTTGTAGTCGAACTCATTAAACTTTCGAAGCCAATTCCAGTGGCTCCTGTAAATCCAGTGGCACCAATGGCTGATCCGGCGTCAATTTGGCCGACTACCGACATACCATTGGTCAATTCTACAATAAGGTTACCAAATTGATTAATTCTGATTTGACTGATTTGGATACCGGTAGCACCAGTGGCTCCCGCCCCACCTTGCGGCCCAACAGGGCCAGTGGATCCGGTAGCGCCGATAACTGTTCCTGCATTAATATTAACTGCATCCGATCTTGTAAGTACAAGATTACCACTGACCACGCTTGCTGTATTAAAGGATATACCCGAAGCACCAACAACTTGTCCCAAATTGTAAACTGTACTATCTGATCTTGTTAGTACTAAATTACCCGCAGTTATTGTGGCACTTACAATATGTAATCCAGTGGCACCTGTTAGTCCAGTTGATCCAGTGGCACCTTGAACTCCTATGTTTCCTTGCGGTATAACCACATCGAATATGGCCTGTGTGGATGAACCTATATTGTTAAAACTGGCTGCGGTACCGGGAAGTCCCATGGTCACCGAATTAATAACCACAGTAGCAGCAGATCCAGTGTCGCCTTTAATCCCCTGTAAGCCGGTGGCTCCTGTGGCTCCTGTCAGTCCTGTAGAACCAATGGCACCTTGTGGGCCAGTGATACCTTGTGCTCCAGAAAGATCGCTGACATATTGATAGACGCTGCCTGTCCAAAGATATAACCTAGAATTGTCCGGATCATTATACATACTGTTATCAATGATGGCAAATTCGCCGGCGGTAATGTTCACAGGATTAGTATCGGCCTGCAACACTGCAACAGAATTATATGACTTTGCTATCCTAAAACCAAGTCCACTGGGGCCTTGTGGACCAGTGGCACCTGTAGCTCCGCCGGGTGTGCCTTGTAGACCAGTGGCTCCAGTCACATCACCCACATTTATCACATCGGAATTGCTTAAGGTAATCAGCAAATTACCAAAAGTAACATTGGCTGCAATTAGGTAAAGACCGGTAGAACCAGTGGCTCCTATGTTACCTTGTATACCTGTAGCACCTGTACTACCTATATTGCCTGTTATCCCAGACGAGCCAGTGGCCCCTATATTTCCTGTGACACCAGTGGCACCGGTGGCACCACCAGGACTACCCTGCGGTCCTGTGGCACCTGTTCCACCGGTCTGCCCTGTGGAGCCGGTCGCTCCGCCAGGACTACCCTGCGGCCCAATTGGCCCGGTTGTGCCTTGTGGACCGGCATTGCCCTGCGGCCCAGTGGAACCAATTGGGCCAGTGGCACCGGTGGCACCAAACATCATAAGATTACCCCCCGGGGTAACACCATCGTGTACTCTTATTGACTTAAACGTTGTATCCAGTGTGATTTCTCCCAGCGGACCAATATAGGTACTGCTTACTGCGGCATTGCCTCTTTTGATTAAAAATTGTTTGATGTTAATATTAGAACTGGACATAATTAAATTGTTCCGCCATTGATGATGATTCCGGACACTGTGGGCGACGGTGCGGTATCAGAATAATAAGCCGGTAATACTTCTAAATCCAATGGTACCCCATAATTATCATCTACATACAAAGGTGTTTCGGCATTGGTACCAAGATCAATGGTTCTGAATGTCAGCTTATAGAATCTTTGAGTGAGACTATCTAATAGAATTTTTGATATAGTAAATGATCCGCGACCCAGCTGAATATTGCTAAAAATCACAGGTAAAGATTGTATAGTGGACGCTGTACCAGGATCTTGAATGTCTACTTGCAGTTGGTATCCAGTGAGATTTACCGGTTTTTGATCCTGATTCTTGGTCACTACCTGTATAGAATTATCTATACCTTGGTAAACTATAACTGGCTTACTGTACACTTGTCTGTTCCTTGTAGAAAAAAATCCAGGGTCCGAAATTTGTACCTCTATTTTGTTAGGATATAAATATGTTTGGATTATGGTCATTATTTAATTATTTATTTGTATTGTGGAAGAAATTTCTCAACTATTACTCAAGTATCCGTTTATTACCTATGTGATTTACGGTGGCAACGACTATATAGGAATTATTCAAAATTCCGATGATCAGATTACCACCATTTATGATTTTGGTAGTTTAAAAGAACCGACTCAAAAAAGAAAATTCTTAGAATTAGGCGAACAATGGTGGTGGGAAAGTAATCGTTTGATACCAATTAATGTTTTTTTAAAACAAGAATGGGCTGAATTCAAGTTCAGTATTAAAACCATGAATAGCAAAGATGTTGAAATACGTATGGGACCCCATATTAATCTAAAAGAAATGGCCGCTAAACGATCAAAAAGGCGTAGTATTACGCTAGTCAGAAAGATCAACTAATTTTTATTGTCGGCCAATCTGCTGATTGAGCAAGTTCATATGCACTACCACTAAGTGGGCATAGGCCACGGCATGACTCTTTTTAAATCCATATCTGCCGTCATCGCTCTTTTCCCAGACCGTTTCAGCTATCTTATGCCACGGTGAATTCAGTAGATGTCGCTTGGCCGGTCTGATCACAGCCAGAAACATGGCCATTCTTGGTATACTGTCAACAGTTTCGGGCATGTTTCTGAGTGTGTCATAATGACCTCCGATGTGTATTAGTTGCTCAGTGAACTGGCGTTCCTGCAACCTGTCCCAAGGAGCAGGAGTTGATAACAGTTGCTCTAAGTGGTTAGAATCACGAACCTGAGCGTAGACTCCTACATTAAGTAGGTCTATTTTGATATAACCACGCTGCTCGGCAACTTGATAATCCAGACTACTTCTTTTGGTAAATGGATCAACTGGAATAACAGTGGGGTATATTCCTGTATTGTGTGCCGTGGACACAGATTGTTTGATTATACTGGCTGGCACATATTTTATTTTGTCCAATATTTGATCTCTATTGGCAAAATCAATATCAACGTCGCTGGTGAATTTCATAGTCCGGCCAATTCAAATACTTGTCTGGCTAAATCTACATCTTGGGGGCAGTCACGAAATTTTGATTTCCAAAAGTCCGGATCAATGAAATTAATAATCTGTGTTACCTGATCATCGTTTAGTCTACTCAAAAAATCTTGCCCAGACTCGCAATTATACACAGCCCAGGCACTGATCCGCCCGGTCACAATGTGATAACAGATTCGATTTTCATTGACCAATCTAAAATAATCTTTATAACCATTGAGATATTCAGGATGATCATGCATAAAGTCTATTATAGTTTTTAAGCTGCGTTCTAGTGCATCTTTGGCTGATTCTTTGCGTAGATAGTCAAACAACCATTCCGAATAAAACGATTCTTTACACCAAGAGTCTAATTTCTTATTATTTTTTAATAGCCATTGTATATAACTGTTGAAATTCACGCAATGAATATCATGACAATGTCTGCCAAACTTTACAAAAGCAGTATAGTAAGAGCTGCCAACAAAATCTTTATAGCTTCTTGGTTGAGATATTGTTTGACTACTCTGATAAAATTTCAAATAGGCCTGTAGACCCCATTGGACTCCAATTTCACGCTCCTGCTGAAATCTTCTTTTAGATTCACAGACGTGACTAGATAATGTGATTTCTTTTCTAAAACTTTTATGACAATATTGACATTCATAGCTCATAGCTTTTCTTTGATTGTTTTCTCGTCCCAGCCCATATCTCTGGCCAATTTTTTAACCACCTCGATGTCATTGATAGATGAAATCAGGTCTAATTCTTGATCGTTAAAATGCGGGTAAAGTTCAGCAAAAAATGTTCGAGTCTTTGATTCTTTGATTTTTTTCCCCGGAGCGATCCAATTATGTTTAAATGTACCCATGCCCGGACTCACTGTGGTGCACAATAACCACTGTAATTTAGGATGTCGGCCCAGTGAAAAAAAGTCTTTGTTTAATCTTTCATTCAATGATAATAGATAATATTTTTGTATGTCAGTGCTGGCATCAACAGTGCTACCCCACCTGATCATAAGATAATTGCTAAATTTTTTACGTTCTTCTGTGGTCAAATTGTCGTAGAAATTTCTATTTTTACGATCGAATTCTCGCATTTTATTATTGATATTAAGTTTTTCCATTACCAAGATTTTCCAAAATCAACAATTTCACTGAGCCGACTGATATCTTTGACAAAAAAAGCACACAATGGACTTTGAGACTCAGAATCAATTGGTACTGCCAACAATTGACCGGGTCTGAGCTTGGGAAAATACCATTTGACATCTTGATAGATGTCTACTATTTCTACTGCATGGAATTCCGGTCGATAACTTTTCAGCGGATTAAAACAAAATGCACTGAAACCTCGATCATTGATACTGGTCAATGGCACAACTTCTAGATCTCCCAAATCGGGTTCGCCAATGAGCAATTGCCAATCCACTGGCATTTTTACTGTGTTCTCTCCTATGCGTAAGACCAGTGCTGGACTATTAAAACTTTCTAGAAATATCAAAGGAATAAAGTAATAGTCTGGCGCCTTTGGATCCGAGTTGTCTAACACACAGAATCGAAGATCTTCAATTTCGTCAGGTATCTCATTGAGATCATATGCTCTGTTGGTTTCAAGGTTTAGTATTCTACTCATATGATTATTATATATAATTGACACGTTCAATGTCAAATGGATATTCGGCCTCTCTATAAAAATTTTTACGTTGTGCGAGGTGGCGCCGGGCAAATTTGCAGCCACTGGTTATATCCCAAATTTGTACAAAGTCTTTGTCATCTGCTTTTCTAATTCCGCGCCCAATACTTTGGATAACACGTACAAAGCTCTTGCCAGGCTCAATTAGTACAAGGTTAAAAATACGAGGTATATTAATACCAACAGCCGCTACACCGTAAGTGGCCACAATCACTTTGTCTGTGGACGTGGCCACTTCATCGTATTCTTCTTGCCGGTTGACGTTTTTGGTGGCGCCTGATACAAACACCGCATCCCTGATTCGACCGATCAGGGCCTGGCCTGCGGCCACGCGGTCTATCAGGATCAGAGTATTGCCGGATTCACGAATTCGTTCTATTAGTGCACCAATATAATCTAGTCGTTGAGTATTCTCTAATAGATATTTGAGTTCGCTTTGATAGTTGGCGAATTCCTTATGATCAGCCAGCTGTATAATATTTACATGGCACCTGGCCAGTACACCCTGTTGTTGTAAATCACTGGCATTGAGCTCGCCGATTACCGGTCCGATCATGCAGGTCAGAGCCAGCCTATTATAGTCCTCTTTGGGTATGGTGCCGGTCAACCCCCATCGAATGGGCACCTGACTCATGGCTCCACTCAACAGTGAGCGTAGTGCATCGGCCTTGACCATGTGTACCTCATCGACAATGACACAGACTACATCCTCAATAAATTCACCAATTGAAATATCAGTGTTGCCCGACTTGGTATTTTTAAGCAGTACATTAAGACTCTGCCAGGTACAGATCGTGTGCCGATGCCCTAGATCTTTACGGTCACCAAAGTATACACCGACATCTAGGCCTAGATTCACATAATCCTGTAGGGTCTGCGTGACCAGACTTTTATTGGGCACTATGATAATGCTGCGACCATAGGATTCTACGCAATAGCTGAGAGAGGCAGTCATAATGGTCTTGCCCGATCCCGTGGCCACTGTCTGTATACACTGTGGATTAGATAAAAATTTATTGACAATTTCAATTTGATAGTCACGCAAGACAATGGCCTGACCCTGACAGGGATGATTTGGTGGCCATTGTCTGCAACTGAATGTGTTATCATCCACTGCGGGAAATTTAAAATTAGTACAATAGGATCTGGTATCAGTGATTTCAATATCATACCCGTGTTCTTCGATAACAGGAATGATATCTGGCAGCAAATTGATGTAGGTAGATCCAGACAAACTAAAATAACTGACTTTGCCGTCCCAACGGCCTAGTCGCACACTAGGCAAATATCTAGCCCCGGGTACTTCAAACTTAAATCGGTTAGTCAGTGCCCTTCTCAGATTAACGTCAAGTCCTAGAATTCGAACATTGACTTCATCGTGTATGTGCAACTGGCATTCAAGCATCTTGACCTATTTGTTGTATAAAATAAACTACTTTATCGGAGCATTGTAACATATGCTGCCTACGATTTCCTATCAATACTACATGTGTGGTCACCAATAATTTCATATGATCGGGCGCCAACTTCCAATGATCCAAGTACACTATTTTTCCAGTCACTGATTCCTTGGGATTTAATTTCTTTTCAATTATATGATCGCTATCAAAATATTTGTCTAGATTTTTTCTTAAAATTTGAGTTCCAGATTCATAGACATATATGGGCCATCTATTGGTCAATTCTGCGTAATTGACCAAATCAGCAAGATCTAATTCTGACTCATGATATTTTACGTCTATAGTCCGATCAAGAAAAAATTTTTTGACACCGCTGGGCAACTGTACAGGCAATTGAGTAAAAATATCAGGGTCAACCGAATATCCGCAGATTCCCGAAAGATCAATTAGTTTCAACGAATTATCAATACCAAACCCACCATTGCAGTTAATATAGTCAATGAGACTGGACTCGGCATTTTTGATTTCAAAATAGTTATTATTCAATTTGAGACCGATGCCATAATCTTCTTGATCAAGCACAATACCCAAAATTCTATTGAATTCTTTTCCAAACTCAAAATTATATTTAGTTCCAAATTCTTTGGCCCAGATTAGTCTAGGCTCTATCACTTTGGCTGTCCAACAACCGCGGATTCGATCAAATGCCAAATTGCCAGGCACTGTGTTTATTGCTGCTCTAATATTATTAATTTGGTCTTGGTTATAAGGAAATCTGATTTCAATTTGGTCATCGATGACATCAATGAGCTGTCTGCGATCAATTATTCTAATAGGTAACCGATATCTGGGAGTACTGTCCAAATGATTTATTTCATAGCCTTTAATTGCCCACTGTCGGCGATATTTGATTACTATTTTATGAGCCAAAGCTGCCTGACGATCAGTGAAACCATTTCCGCGTTGTATTTGATCAAGCATACTATTGACAATAGGTTCATCGTATCTAGCAAGTTTTATAATTGGCTCAGAGGGTGGCCAAACCAATTGGTCGGTGGCCATTAATGCAATATAATCCTCTATATAGGGCAACTGTTTCATCAAATTAGTATAGCACATTATTTTATAAAGTCAAAAAAAGTGCCCATTTAAGGGCACTCACAAAAGAGAGACAATAAAAATTACAGATCAATGTCTGTCTTTTTCTTCTTTTCTCGGTCAATGACTTGTTGTAGGATTTGTTCTACTAATTTATTGAGTGTGATGTCCCGCTCGTGTGCCAGTTGCATAAGACGAAATATCTCTGCTTCCTCTAAGTCCAATGGAACGAGAACACGAGTGTCGTAGTCCTGACCCTGAAAGATTGCCTGAGCTTTGTCAAACCAATCATCCTCAGTGTCCAAGTCAGTGAAGCTGACATCGTCCCAGGCTTGGTCACGATACTCGGGTTCACCGCAGGCACGATAAGGATCTCTGCAGCCCGGAGCAAAATAACGATAGGCTCGGTTATTACGGTAGTCGCAGGCTTCTAATACCTTGACATCAAATGTACGCAGGTCAACAATGGCCTGTAGGCTGTAGGTATCGTTGTCCTGATCCCAGTTGCTAAAGTAGTAGGCAGTGTCGCCAAAGCAAGTCCAGGTAAACCGATCTACTTCGGTTAAACGATAATCAACAAGTTCACAATAACGATTAAACAGTTGCATAATTACTCCAATATAAGTCCATTAGTGGTTAATAAACTACGATCAATTCTAAGACCAGGCTTTGATTTTAACACAACAGTATCTCCCGAGTCAATGATCTTGAGCACTTCTATTGCGTACTTCAAAGCAAATCCAGTGACCGCACGAATAGCACGAACACAGGCTACACGATCAAACTTCTGACGGTCGATGCCAACAACTAGCACACTTGACGACTGCCTACCTGCTAGCAACCTTAGAAACATTTCTTGTGCCAACACAGGATCGTTGGCAGTCATTCTTTCAAACATCTGTTGGGCTGGCTCAACACCATAATAGTGTTGGGCAACATCCATGAAGTCTAAGGCCGCATTAACTAGCTGGGTTCTTTCCATCGTCCCTTCCGGTACGGATTTGTTGCAACATACGGTTATTACGATAGTCTTGCTCTTTACGATTCCTACGTTGATCGTGATTACCACCAAACAACATACTATCATACTTACGAGCCCATTCTATACCAGTGAGCCAGTTCTCCAAGGCGTCTAGACTACCAATAAACAACTCGGCATCTCTGCTATATAAGGGCAGACTATCGGCGTCTCTAGGCTTTACAGCCACGACATCTCCAAACTCCTGGTTAAAATCAATTCTGCTATGACACATCACTACACCTAGATCTAGGCATCTCTCTTCTAGGTTATGAATTCGCATTACTAAGTTATATCCACTCATACCAATCACCAACTTGAGTTGTAGAACACTTTCAAGCCCATAAACAGTTCGGCACGAGCACGCCTACAGAACTCCAAGTCCTGCTCACGATAATGGTCGTCGCTGTTGCTGCCAAAAAAGAAACCCTGAGTAGCAGGTAGCCTTGAGTTTAGGACATCATCCTCTAACCTGTCAATGTCCTCTCTGGTCAGCTCGAGCTCGACTCCATTAAAGTTTATGCTGTTGCTGTCGCCTTGATATTCAGAATCTTTCATCTTCTTGTGCCAAAGCTGTTCCATCCATCCCTGCAAATTCGGGTGCTTCCTCCAATAGGCGATCTCTATAGATTCAGCGACCTCGGGGTTACTATAATAAAGGTTGCCGTTTGTATCTTTGGTTGGTACAGCTGATTCCCAGAACTCGGCCCGTTGTCCGCGACGTCCAGCAATGTAAGCATATTGATCTAAACCCATATTATCATCCTTCCAAATACCTAGTTTTAAGTTCCGTCTGTACAGCCTTGATTGCTTTATCCCACCCATCGTCCTCGCCCATCCATCGTACCTTACCTAGCTCTTGGACAAAATCCTCGACAATCCTACCGGCTAGAGCACGACCATAGGCATCTCCGGGATAGGTTAGGTCAATGTCTCGCGCTGCCCGCTGTGCTAAATCTCTCAATCTTGGTGTCATCACACACTTGGGGATCCCTCCCCAACCTCCCTTAGGCTGCTTTCATGCAAGTGGACTGAGCCAGTGCCTGCCACTTTGTAGGAAACGTCTTACGCAGGTCGGCAATCTTAGTTGCCATACGCAGACTCATTTCACGCAAGCGATTCTGGTGACGCTCCATAAAAGCAATAACCTCTTGGTCTTCGTCATTCTCAAACTCATAGTCACCAAACAGCTCACCGGTACCAGCGATCTGGCGGATACGCAACAACTTGTCACGCATGGTGTCAAGCGTAAGGTCTAGGTAGTGACAACGACTTTGCAGTGCATCCAAATGGTCACGCAACTTCTGTGACTTCATAGCATCAAACTTCAAGTTAGTAATAAAAATTACACTACCGTGGAAATTGAAGCTGTCGGGGATGCCTTCGCGACGCAGAGCCGCAGACTCTGACAACCAAGAAATCTTACGCTTCTTGCCCGAGTCCAAAGCACCTTTCAGTAAGTTAAGAGAGACGTCGTCTAGCAAGATACTATCACAGTCATCAAACACCAGCACACAGTTCTTGTCGCTGTACTTGTACAGGGTCTGGTACAGGCCAATTGGCGTAGCCGAGCCTTTGACAACTTCGGCACGAAGCCGCTTGCCGGCCAATTGATCAATCAGTTGAGCCTTCTCAACTTCACGCTCAACGGTATAGCTCTTGCCTACTCCCGGAGGCCCACTCACAATCATTGCACGAATATCACCGGCAATACAGGCCTTGCTCATGTCGTTGAGAATGTCAAAACGCTCGGCAATCTCAGCCATGCGTTCTTCATCGGTTTGGACGAGTGCATTTACTTGAGCGACCACTTCACTGACAGCAGGAGCAGCATCTTCGCCTACAAATTCGTAGTCTGTGAATGCTGAGACTTTGATACGAATAACCTCAGGCATGCCTGCAAAAACACCACCATTTTTCACAGTGACATAACCACCTACGTTAGGATTACCGCTGGGCTGGAACTGCTTGATCAGCTCAAAAACTTTGCCAGCGGCATCAAAGTTACGATAACTACCTGAACGAATGCGAATTTGCGACATTGTGTGGCTCCGTGTTGTTTACTATACCATTATTATAGCTGAAATCAATGACCCAGTCAAATTTAGGGTTATTGTAGATACTTATTTCTTAAAGAGATTTGTGAAAAAACTGACAACTTTTTGTTGTAATTGAGCAACATCTAGCAGCGGCGGATGATGAGGGCATCGACCCTGCCTCCAATCGCAACTGGGCGAATATTCGCGTCTGCAGATCTTACACCGACTCTGTGACATGTCTGCATTGTCCTCTGTAACTATAGCCCGGGCAAGTGCACTGCCATTGTCCATTGGCTCGAGTAAGAGTATAGATTTGCCCTTTAGATCCCACAACTCGGCGGGTGTCACCGCTGTTGTTTTCATGCAACTCCATGAGAATCTTAAACTTACGTCCTCTTGGATCCCAGCGAATTGGCTGCTTAAACCGTTGTGCAATCTTCGAGCCCTCGGGCACATAGGCAACGATCTGCTCCATGTCATCGGAGACCAAATACATGTTATTGGCAGTACCGTTGTCCCAACGGGTTTCTTCTAAGACAATTTTCATATTCGACCCACTGTTCGTGCTGACAAAATCGTTTACTTAAACTCAAGTATAGTATGTTTTGCTGGGCAGTGTCAAGTTTGATCTAACACTAGGTGTTGTAAAAACACAACATCTGCACCTGTTCTGCTAACTGATCTAAGTAGAGCAGTCGCAGTTCACGATTAATCTGATCAAAAGGCATACTGGGGTCCAGGTCAAAGCGGGCCATGTCCAACTCAAATGAGTCAATGTCCTCTTGCGTCATATAGTCTGGATATTGCATTTCTTACTCCGTTGCGTTATTGTACTGCTAGTATAGCATCCGACTAACAATCCTGTCAAGTCCAGAATTTTCGATAAATTTGTCTATTTTTTAAGCAGATTCAATTGGCTGGGATTTGCTTTTTTAACCAATTAAGATTTTGTCTTCCAATTTTGGGTTCATACCATCCCTGTTTACCGTATATGTTGAGAACCAATTCAAAGTACTCATCGTACATTTCACCAACTTTTTCTAGACTAAAATTATCAACTGCCCAATTCCTGCAATTCCAGGGGTTTATCCTATGAATATTTTGTGCGGCCCAAACAAAATGATCAAATGTGCGACAACGATATCCTGTAAGTCCGTGTATGTTGTTTTCTACAAAACTACCCCAATCGGTACTGATAGTTGGAGTACCCGACATCAACATTTCAATTTGTACACCACCAAAAGGTTCTACATACATACTAGGAACGAAAGCGGCACGAGCACGACTCATCAATTGTTTTCTAGTTTCAATATCTGCATAACCAACAAATTCCACATGCTTGGGTATTGTTGTGTAGCCCATATCTGCTAGACTTCCTTGACCTGCTATGACCAGTCGGGCACCAATTTTTTCTGTCACTTGAATAGCTATGTGTACGCCCTTGCCTTCGTATACCCTGCCCATGAATAAAAAGTAGTCTTCTTTTTTTTCTGGGTCAAATTCAAAATTTTCAATATCGAAATAGTTAGGAATAACAGCATCATACCAATCTTGTCGACAACGGCCCACTGCATCAAGACCGTAATAGGCATGATAAATGGCGTAGCTTTCGAATATTTTAAATCTAGCCCAGTGCCCGCCGGCGTAGCCTATACCGGGTTCGACAGTGATCATGTCGGGGTGTGAATCACATATGGGTCTTACTCCACTGCCCCAAAAGGGTAAAATAAAATCTAGAGACTGTTTTCGTAACCCAACTTCTCTTATAGCATTGGCATAGAAAGTCTGATAGGCATGATCGCTGGTGTCGAATTTAAAAAAATTTCGACGCCAGTCGTAGTTACCATAGGCTATCTCTAGATCTCGATTGGTTAACACTGTAACATGTTCATCACAGACCAGGTCGCTGTCTTCGTGACCGTAATGAATGATCTCGTGGCCACGAGCCTTCATCATTTTGCCAAACTTTAAAACCTTTTGTGTATAAGCGCAGGCATTATACTCAGGGCTAGTTACGGTATGAGGTAATCCTAATATGTGAAATCGCATGATTATTTTGAATATCTACCCTTTTTATGTAATTCACTGTTGGTTCTTTTTCTTACTACGAACTCTAAAGCGCATTCACTAAGACCTTGTGCAGTTTGATCCCACCTACCTTGATCATATATATAGTATCTATTAGCCAGATCAATTTTGATGATTTCTATTTTATCAAGAAATAGACCTAGAAAATCTACAGCATTTACACTAACCGGGCTCCAGCTTGATTGTTTCTTTATTGTCCAAGTGGTCTTATGATCTCCGTTATAGGTACTAGGCCATTCTCCCTGTTCGTAAAGATCTTCGTCGGGCACAGTGACAATGATGTGTCCGCCGGGCTTACAGATTCTAATCCAATTTTCAAAAGCGATTTCCGGCTTGTCCATGTGTTCCAGGCAATGACTACTATGAACGAAATCATAGGCATTGTCTTCCACTGTGCTCATATAGTGAGCATCGCCATCTGGCATATCCCATGCTCTTACATCTGTGATCATAGGGAAATACATTTTGTAATGTTTAAGACTATCGCTGCCTGCACCGACGTCTATGCCATGACCAACAAAAAACATATTAATAAATCTGCTGTCATAGGTCCTTCTGGTCACTGATTTACATGTTTCGTACATTTTACTTTTCCAAATTGTTAATCGCTGACCTTAACACCATTGGGACCAATGTTACCCTGAATACCAATGAGGTCAACTTGATGCACATGATCGTGATCAAGTAAACGGAATAGACCATGCTCGATATCGATATAGCCGCCTTTTCGTAACCTGTCAAACATTAGGTTTAACATATTGTCATAGACTGATATGACTTCTACGGTTCTACCTTGAGGCCACGACCATAACCTGCTCATAAATTGATGCACTATACCTCCGGTAATACTCGTATTAAATTGACTGGTTCGCATCTTAGCTAAAACAAATTTATCAAAAATCGCTGGATTATGATATAAGTCTATATCAAAATAGTCATTTAATGTGTATCTTCCGCTGATTTTAAAAATTCTTTTTGAATTTTCAAAACGATTGTCAGCGGTGAGAGTTCGCAAAGCCTGCCCAAAACAAGTTACTTCATTGACATTTTTAACCACATCCCAGTTGTCGGTGCTGTTGTACAAATCTTGTACATGAGAATTTCCAGTATAGTCAATTATTAGATCGACAAGGTTGGTTATCTGTGTTTTTTGTTCGGATTCAAGTGGTAGACCGGACATTTCTAAAAAAATTATTTCCGAGTTGGGCACTCTACTCCTGATACTTTTTATAGTATTCTCTGTTTGTGTAAATCTTTGCTGGCCTGTAAAAATACCAAATTTGGTATTAATAGCACTGGTCATTATAAAAGTAAATTTATTCATTGAAATATTCTTGAACCCATTGAGTGGCCATATCAGGCCCATATAAAAACCGTTGTCGATCTCGAATCCATTTTCGTATCAGTTGCAAATCTTTATTTTTTACTGCTTGTAATTTAAGTTCACTGAGATCTTGAAGTTCTTGCGGAATTTTTGTTTCATAGTGTCTATACGATTTTATTTTGTATTTGTATTGATTTGATTGAACAAATGTGGTCAACAGTCTTTCGTGCATAAATGGAAAATAACTGAGTTCAGAATCTGAAGATTTTTTTCCCGAATATTGAGCACTTTGATTGTGCATATTTTTGATGTCCGGGCTTGAATAAATCAAAGCGGTGGGATAGGAGGTAAAAAAATTAAACCATTCTTTCCAAAAGTTACTGTGTGCAACAACATAACAACACCAAAAGATTGTCTCCTTGGTAATTGGCATCTTAAGCCATTTGAGATCCATATTCATATGAGGTAGTAGAGCATTGGCAATTGGCAAGATATAAGGATGATAAAAATTTCCCTGTTCCCAGACATTGTAGCTATAGGCATCATACCATGGCACTGGATCGTAGACATAGATATCATAACCGGGGTTATTGACAATGAAGTCTATCAATGCTTGCCCTTGAATGGCCGGCATTTTTTCCTTCCATCGTGTGCTCATTAGCCCGTAATATTCGACTTTATCTTGTTGAGCTTGATCGTGCATTCTTAGCATGACCGGGAATTCACGCAATTCCGGATGCGAGTTAGCTCTATTATCTAAAGGGGTAAAAGCAGGATCTAAGTTGTTGATGTGATCATCAGAATAAAAAACTTGATAAATTCGTAAATTCATACTAGGTTTTTGGTTTATCTGATTCGAGATAATCTTTTATTACCCTGATAGCTTTTCTACTGGTATCGTACACGTACTCTCGAGTTTCTTCTTCTGTGGTAACAACAAGAATGAAACCATTGGTGGCTCGCCTAATTTCAATTGATTCAAACATGATTGATCCTCAAGTTATGTTGAGCTGCTATTATAGCAGTGATTAACGCTTTTCTCTACCTGGACTTGCTCGTTTTTCTCTTTTTGGTTCTTCGACGCCCGGTGGACGGATACTGATTGGACGCTGTGTGACTGCATTGGGCACGGTTGCAGGCTCAACCGGCTTTTTTATAGCGGCCGCTGCGGTATTACGACCGCCTCTGATTGTACCAACTCCGGGCTCCGGGATCAGATCAACCTGCGGCATAGCCTCAGATTCTGGAGCATAAACATAACCTTGACCGGCTTTGGCATGACCACGCATTTCTGCATAATTTCTAAAATACTGAGCTGTTTCGCTGGGTACATCAACTAACAAGATTCCATCAAAATCACTATAGGCTTTATAATTATCAAATCCTACTGTAAGTATAGCATCTTGTATGGCAGCAAGATCGCCATTGATCAATGCATCTACATACTGCTGATTGTTGACATGTTTGAACATGCCATCGGCCATACTCTTGGCCAGTTTTGGTAATAATTTAGGATCTAAATTAGGACGAATGTTATTCAGAAAATAATTGATATTAGTACGATCAGGCAATACTAACTCTTCGGTATTCTTACTCTTTACCCATGCAGTTTCAATAGCACGACGAACACCGGCCATGTCCATGGCAGCTTTTCTAGTGTTTAACCAACGCCCACCTTTGCTGACTCGGGCCTTGACCTCAACTGCTACTTGATTAACCTGTATGTCACCGCCTCCGCCGGCACGACCACTCCATCTTATTTTAGGGCTTAAGACAGCAAACGCCACTTCGCAGGGACCTACCCCTTGACTAGTCAATTGGGTGCTAAGGATTTTAAATAAATCCATGGCCAATTTATCATTGATAAACTCTCGATAATTATGCTGCTTTCCATCTAATAGCAAGTCGGTATTAATAAAACCATTGGTGTAATTATCAACAAAAGAAATTTTTTCAGCGTTACTAGCATCCATGCTCATAATTACTCGAGCAATGGCTTCGGTGAATTTTCTAGCATCGACGTCTTTGCTTAAGACATTTTTTAACCTGGCAGGTAAGTCACCAACTGTCAATGAATTTAGAATACGTTGCAGTAATTGTATATCATCTGTTTTTTTGATGGCATCGATGATTTCCTTTTTCAATGAAGGATCTTCGAATATATCAATGAGTTTACGCAGGTCATTCATAATATATTATTTAGCTGCAAGCCCAGCGATTAGATCATTGTATATTTTATCGCGTACTTTAAGATATTCAAGTTCAAATCGATTACAATCTGTGTCTAAATTAGGGTTCGGAGCCGGAGCATACAAACTCAACCGTATTGAATTGGCCAATGCTTGTAGATTGTCCTTGTGTTGTTGTATGTCAATCACATGAATACAACTGCGGCTGGTGCGTAGAGCATCCCATAAGTCCAGTAGACGTTGTGCTCGATCCTGTGCGGGAGTCACACTGAATAGTCTTCCATGCCAGCAGTTTTGAGTTTGACCAAATGCCCCATGGAAAAAGACTTGGATTCTAGACCTTTGACCACGGCCAAATACTTGTTTCTGATCAAGGCCACTTCGTTGATAATTGTTTCCATGTCAACAACTTCGTCGGTGCCGTCGGTGTATTTTTCAGCATCACGACTACTCAAAGCACGATTGTAATTTTCAAGATATTTTTGAAAATAGGTTTTTCGAATTTTCCTTAGCTGAATATTGAGAAAGTTCAGTACCGCTTCGATCTCTTGAAGTTGATTGAAACGATGCTCGGTTATGCCCGGCAATTGACTTATACTCTTTTCCACACTGCCACGTATCTGACATTCACGACGAGCAGCGGCCAATTCACCCTCGTAATAGGCCATGGCATCGGGTATTTTGCCCAAATCTCTTACAATTTGATTGTACCACATTATTGGTCATAGTCTTCGTCGTAGTCGTCTTCGATGTCGCCGGCATATTCCTTGAATGCTCGCCCAAGAGCCGAATCAGTCTGACCAAGGTCTTTGAGCTCTTGATCGTTGAGAAGATCAACCATGGCACTCATGAGATTGTCCGCGGCTTCTTGCCGGTCTTTTTGAGGAATATACTGTTTGAGTATACTGTAAGCTTCGATTAATACTTGGCTATCGATGGTCATTTATTTTTCCCACGTTTCAATGATCTAGATATAGTATGTATGATAGATTCGGCTTTGTCAATGTCGTATCTGGTTTCAATTTGTTCTTTTAGGTCTTGAATATTTTGATCCAACAGTTGTAGATATCTCAATAGTTTATCTATGCGATCTTCCAGTGACCGTAGTTTGTCGGACATTATACATCTTCGGTCATGATCTCCGAAGTCTCCTCTTTGGTTCCTCGGTGTGGGTTAGCCTGAAAATCGGCCATAACCCTATCCAAGCTCGAGTCCTCATTTTTCTTCTTTATGTAATTTTTATGACTGGGGTTATTAATCCCGGATCTCGCTTGCCCATAGTTTAAAGTATTCCTAGTAGTACCTATATTTTCATCCAAGTTAAATGCTTGCCACCCTGCACAACTTCCGCGCCTCGGAATCCACCCTTCTCTTATAGCTTTTTTAATAGTATTAGGTGAAATACCGTGTTCTTTACAAAATTGCTTTAACCCACCACAAATATTGTATTCTTTTCCATCGGGGGCTATAAGTTTCCAGTTAACCGATTTATTATTTTCGTGACTCCTCCGAGATGGCCAATTGGTCGGGTTTAAATTTCTAAGTTCAGAAATCTTTTTACCTATTCTCACATTAACTTCTTGATATCTAGAAAAAATATTTCTTCCGCCGTAGTCTAAGTTAATATTCAATGGATCGTGTAGTACGTCATCAGTTATGTATTTTGTTTCTAATAAGTTCATTTCATTGTGACTAAAACCAAATTCTAATATTTCTCTTACCAGAGCAGCTTTTCCTTTTGATTTTATATAGTCGACTAAAACAACCCCTGATCCAAAATAAAGTGGATCAAGAGTTCTATGGCTTATTATTTTATGTTGGCCTATATAGTACCTACCATCAGGTAGTATAGTTTTATATATAAAACCATATGGTCGAGCGATATTAGACATCGGACTCCTCAATGATTGGTTCTTCAACAACTGGAACTTTTTTATGAAACTCAGACATTACTAAATCCATTATCCCATTGATATTTTTGTTCCATTCTTTTCGAAAATATTTATGTGTGTTATTACTCAAATCAACATAAACATATCTATTACCTTCTTTGGTAATGATTTGTTTTTTTTCAAATAAATCAAATAAACCACTGAATGGATCCATTCCGTGGTCGTAAGGGATTCGTAGTTCAACATCTTCAAATGGTTTTGAGTATCTTGTTTTCATAATCTTACAACCCGAACGAATACCCCGTACTTCACTTACTTTGTTACCTTCATCATCTTCTTTTAGTTTGAGTTTTTTCATTGCCACAACAATACTACTAGCGTAGATAAATCCCTGACCACCTGAAATATTAGGGTCCGGATTGTAAGGATCTTGGCTTGCATAAGTGTGGTTAGTTGCCACCAATCCAATATTTAAACTACCAAACATGTTGACACAGTTACGAACCAAGGCAGTCAATGCTTTGGGCTTGCGTCCTAGATCACCTTTAAGGTCGCCGCCTTCAAATTGATTGACATCTGTGGGCGTTAACAGCATACCTAAACTATCCAATACGAATAAGACTTTGGGCCTTTGATCCTCGGGAATAGTTTTATACTCTTTGACAAACTCACTAATCATTTTGGCCACATCGTCAACCATGGCCATGTTCAATTTTAGCAATTGCCCTTCACTAGTATCTACCCCTAGTGCTTTAAGCCAATCTTCGTCTAAGGCATTTTCTGTGTCAATAAGAATAGGATAGATGCCCTGTTGTTGTGCCTGTCGAACTAGGTTACCCGAACAAATATAACTCTTACCCGAACCCGATTCTCCGGCAAATACCACAACCTTACCCAGTGGTACTCCCCTGTTGAAATCACCGGAAATTAGGTAGTTTAAGGCGTAATTTCCGGTACTAATCCAATCTGTAGGGTCGTTAAATCCAATACTGACACCTTCGATGCTCTTTGTTATGCTTCGACGAAATTTGCTCAAATCAAAGGGTCGAGCCATTATTTCGCTCCCTTACTGTATTCTTTGGGTTGTACCACAATGTCTGAGCGTCCAATGGCCTGTAGCCAGGTGTTTAATCTATGAATGATGACACTGTCATCTCGTGGATTATCAAAATTAATTGCACAGTCCATGACTGTGTCACCGCTGTTGTCTTCTCGAGAACTATAATTTAAGGTAAAGTTCTCATTTACCTTTACTGTTTTTGCCATAGTCAGATCCTAGTCAAGGGTGGACAAGGATCCAGGACCCTTGTCCATGCGTTTTTGTTATTGTTTTTGACGATTGCGAATCATTGCCAATATGTCCTCGGCTCTCTGGCTGGAATTTTTGGTGGTTGACTCTGCAGTCTTTACCGGAGCTGTGGGCACCACATCATCGTCATCAACATGATCCTCTACCGAGGATGCAACTGTGACTGTCTTGGCCACTGCGGATGAATCAGAGCTATTAGATACAACTTCAAACCCCGGAGGTTTATAGTATTGACCCCAACGTTGGGCATCATATTCCTGGCCATCTACTGACGCTTCAAACATGTCTTTGATCACACGCAACTCAACTTCACCGGGTTTTTTAGGTAGAAATTCGCCAAGATTAAACAGTCCATGTCGTTCTATCATGGCCATGTCTTCTGCAGACAATGCAGATTCACGACGTGCCCATTTACTGGTACTGTAGTCGGCATAGCCACCTTTGCTGGTCTTGCTGATGGTGAAGTCAAGACCCTGTTCATAATCTGTGGGCAGATTCTCTAGTTCGGGATCCATCAAGCTGCCTTTGATAAGGTTAAAAATTTGTGGACTGATGATAAATCTGCGTATGGGATTCTCAGGTGTTCGATCTTCTTTGAGAGGATTTTCACGGACAAAACCTTGGAAAAGATATGACTTTTTCTTCCAGTACCGACGACCCATTTCCTCAAGTGCCGGATCCTTGAACCAAGTGCGTACTTCGGCTAGAATCGGGCAAGGTGTGTCCTTGCCATACATTTCCGTACATGGCACCTGTACCACAACCGGACGGCTGTCGGCCTGACCTTTGATGCCGGCAAATGGTAGTTTGATCATTGCTCGTTCGACCCAGAAGAACGAATTCTTGGCATCGGCATCAGGTAGGAAGCGAACTTTGACACTGGTACCTTCTTCGATATTCCAGTGCGGATAGATTCCGCCATCACCATTAGTTGAACCGGATGAGCCGCGGTTCTCGGCTGCTGCTAGTTTTGCACGAATTTCTGCTAGAGTAATTGCCATGATGGATTTCCTTTAAATTTAAGATGGTCTTTGTTTAATTGTCTAGATATACTATACACAGTGTCTAGTATAACACTACTATTTATCTTGTCAAACAAAAAGGCAGAATAAATTTGCCTTATAATACTAGTATATAATTTTTATATTCCGGCCAATCGACGAATGCTTAAAATTGATTCCTTAGGCAATTTGTCTGGGGATCGCGGAGGTTCTGGGACAGGCTCAATGGGCAAATCAGCTGAAACCGGTTTTCGTGTCAGAGTCAATTCTAAATCATTGACCAAATCAGCATAATTATTATTTTTTAGCCATTCGATCACAGCAGGCCTTACATCCGTGTTCGGACTAATTTTACCTGCGCTATAAAAGACATCATTCAAATCATCATTGCCAATCAGTTCAGTGAAAACACTGATAGCTTCAATTCCGTTTTCGCCGGCAGTTATGGGTTTACTCATCAGCCTTTTTAATTGATCAATTTTTTCCGGGGAATCCGGCAAGCTCCAGGTTCCTTCTGTGACATCGTCAGTCCAGGATTCAAACTCTTTTATATAAGGATTATTAGTTTCTTGTATTTTTGTTTGATAGGCACGATATACATAAGGTAATGCTGTTTCTAACCTATCATCAAACATTTTTTTAACGAACCGCTCTTTGAGTTCATCAATATCATATCCGTGATCAATGGGCCCGCTGGGTCGAAATCGCTCGGCAAAATTTTGATAGCCTCTTGTTTTTCCCAGAGCATGAAAACCTGCTCTTAATGATTGAAATCGCTCAACGGCAGATTCAATCATGGCCCGAGTTTGTTCATCCTCGAATACTCTATTGCGGGTGTTCCTTACAAAAAAAGCCAGACTGGTCATTTCTTCTGTCATGCCTACTAGGTGTTGTCCTACATCATCGTGTACCTGACCACCATGTGCTATATGTTGTGCCATGGCTCGGCCTGCACTGAGACGTTTGAATGGCATGCGGAACCTCTCGCCCAGATCGGTTTCAATAAACATACTATCAATTTTACGGCTGCGAGAACCAGGAACTTCTTCATTGACTGCTTCGCTGTGTTTAATAATCAATCTTACCGGGCCAAATTCTTGTATACTAGTTCTTGTAGTACCGTGCCATTGGATACCTTCGGTCACAGTAGACTCTGACCCTTGGGTACTGCTTACCTGCTTGATATCTCTTTTGGTCAAACTATTCTTACTAATATCTCGTACATCAAAATTTATTATATTACGTCTTGCAAATTGCCTGAGACTGCGTAAAAATTCTTCCCATTCTTTTGATTGAACTTCGTCAAAATCTCCGATTAAGCCTCGAGCAAAATGTACTTTTAATGATTTATTAGCAGCCAGACTTAAAGTAAGATCGCCGTGCTCTATACCATCTCGAGTGGTATAATTAAAGACCATGAATCGAGCTTGTTCGGGATTGTCTGTGGGTTTACCTTCTTCGTCAATCAGAGTCACACGATCAAATCGTGATCTAACTTTATTAAATAATTCTTCTGCTATACGTTCAATATTTTTCATTCTTAGACCCCAACACAGTATTTAGCTGACCATTATAAAGGGCATAGGCATTATAATATCATCTAAGGAATCTTTTAATTTATTATCTAAATCTGGATCAAAGGTTTTTAGAAACTGTATCATACGAACTGCCAGCAGTAAGCTGGTAACCAAATCGTCGTTTTCTCCAGGCTTTGCCGCAAAACTACCACCGACTGCTACAAAATTCTTTAGTTCGCTAATCAAATTTTTACTGGTCAGAATCATTTTTCCTGTTTCAATCATGGATTTCAACTTGGCACAGGCAGCTAGTTTACTCTTATTGGTGGTGAGAAAACCTTTTCTATATCTCCGACCTTGGCCGGATTGTTTGGGCTCACTGAGGAATATTCCCGGAATATTTTCTTCGCCAATTTCGTCTATGGACATTAGCGCGGCTTCACCAATGGTGTTATTTTCTACACTATAATAAATATCGTTCTGTGTACCAATTAGTTCGAAAATACAAGCACATATTTCTTTGATTATTTTAATTTGCCCGGGCACCGGAGTTTTGTTGTGCTGCCATTCAGCAATTTGTCTACACTCCGGTAACTCAATGACCTGAACTCCTGCGTAGTCGCCACCGGTGCCCAAACTAGGATCTAGTGCTACCACATAGACTTTGCCTCGTTTTGGGCGATCATACCAACGAATTTGTCCTTGCCGCTCAACAGGATCAATGCCCTCTAGCGTGATTAATGTTGTACTATTGATTAGGGTTTCGTCGTAGATCAAAAACTCGCAGTCCATTTCTCGCCGGAATCTTTCTACGCCAATTCGACCTTGTTCTTGTGCTGCCCACTGTTCGTTGCGTTCTGGATGCTCATTCCAATAACTGCGATAGGACTTAAATCCGTTTATACCAACGGCAGTGGCATTGCCATATTCGTCGATACACCGGTTGGCGCCTTTCCAAATTTCTGCAAATTGATCTTCGTCGCTGTTAGGGGTACTGGTAATAATAGCTTTACCTCCGGTACTGAGTGTGGGACTTATAGACACCCAAAATTCTTTAGCAATCGTAGGCCTAACATAGGCAAACTCATCGGCATAGAGCAAGGATATACTCATACCACGACCGGTAGTTTCGGTTGTAGTTTGACTAACTATGCGGCTTCCATTGTCAAATTCTATGCTGCCTTTGTTGTATGTTGTTACCCCGGCTCTGATATGGTCTGGACAGTTTTCATAAGCAAAACTTACACGTTTCATGATTTCTTGAGCGCCGGTATACTTGTGTGCAGCAACTAACACTGTACTGTCCGGAATAAACATAGCAAACCAAAGTAGATATCCGGCAGCACTTGTGGTTTTACCAGATTGTCTAGGCATCAGGCTAATGCTAAAACGGTACTTATGATAGGTATCAATTAACCTGTTTTGGTAATCATACGGTTGGTAAAGAATTCGCCCTTGTGTCGGATGCTGTATCCAAAAAAAGTGATTCAAAAAATAACTGGGCCCGGTGTCGGGGTTGACGCAAGCCACAAATTCTTTGATCTGCTGATCAGTAAAAACCTCTCTGGTATGAGGTTTTTTGATCAATGTGTAATCCATTGGCTTGCTCATATTATATTTACATATTTCTCCGTGCCATCTTATATATTTTCTTTAAACCAATATGGCCTTGAGAACCAAAGTTTGAACCACTCAGGAGTGCCCGGTTTAATATCATGTTGTTTCATCAAATTGACCTTTTCCATAGCAGTATGACTGATATTAATCATGTTTTCTGGAAGAGCTGCATTGGTAGGTTGTAGCCCTGCTAATACTTGCAGGTTTCTTATGTCTTGGTCACAAAGTACTGTATCGGGAATTTGTTCCTCAGGAACAAAATCTTGAGATGTGTATTTTATTTGTTTCATTCAATTACATAGGCACGATTGCCTACCAATGCAATGTCAGTTGTTGGTTGAACTCTTTGTCGTCCAAGATCACGACTTCTTAGCTTGACCACAGTGGCAGAGTCAACTTCGTTACGTGGTATCGTTGAACCTTGTAGAGCATAATCTTTGCCTTGATAGTTAATCATACCATTATGATAACTAGCTCCCAGAGTAGTGTCTCCCACTACTCTAGGATCTACTAGACTGGATGATGGTTTTTGTTGTGCTTGAACTGTGTGCGTAGCACCCAGTGCTGCTGCCCCGGCTAGAGCAGCAGCACCGATACCTTTTTTGATTTTATTCAAATCAAGTTCGTTTACTGATTGGTTACTTTTTTTTTAAAACTTTCAGATTCGCCTACTTTTTTAGGTAAACCTTTGTGCTTGGTTGCAGCGTAATCCCGAACATCTTTCTGACTCATGGATCGTGCCACTTTCTTTAACTCTGGACTGGCACCTTTGATTCGCTCGCCCTTTTGCATGGCATGCACCATGCCCATGAATTTTTGTTGTTGCTGACTCTTTGCCTTTTCAGCAACAACAGTCTCAGCTACTTTTTTTTTAGGTGCTGCTTTTTTATCAGCTAGAGCCTCTTTCATTAGCTCTTTACGGTCACCGTCCATGTCTAGGAAGTCTGGCTTAGAACCTTTTTTAGCTTCCGCCACACCTTGCTCGTCTTTATATTTTTTGGCTGTTTTTGGATCCTTTACCAAGCGAT